TCCTGGCCGTCAACACCATGGCCCACTGGGGCGTGGTCGCGAGCTACGGCACCGGCACGCTCACGTTCACCGCGAAGCAGAAGGGCCTCCGAGGCAACCAGCTGCGCGTGAAGATGTTCATCTCGAGCGGCATCACGACCGCGCTGAGCGCCCTCACCACCGAGACCGCGTTCTCGGGCGGCACGACGGCGGACAGCAACGCGACCGCGCTCGCGACCCTCTCGACGGCTCGCTACTACTACAACGTCAGCGCCGCGGGCGACGCGACGCAGCTCGGCGCCGTGGCCACGCAGGCCAACACGCTGTCTGCGCCGACAACCGGCATGCGCTGCCGCTGCATCGGCGCGAGCGTCGACACGCTGGCGAACGCCACGACGATCGCGACGGGCATCAACAAGGCCCGCACCGAGATCGTCTGGCAGGAGAAGTCCGCGTGGCCCGAGGCGGAGCTCGCGGCGAACCACGCGGCCATCATCACGGCCTTCGAGGTCGCTCCCAAGCCCCGCACGAACTTCTGCGGCTTCGGCAACGACGCCATCACGTCGCAGTACTGGCGCGTGCCGGCGCAGCGACTCAAGACGGCGTGGCCCTCGCGCACGAGCATCAAGAGCGCGCTCAACAACGGCCTGACGCCCATCGGTGTCACCGCGCGCGGCGCGACGTACCTCGTGAACCGCATCACCACGCGCAGCCTCAACGGGTCGGTGAACGACTATCGCATCCGCCCGGCGCACAAGGTTTCGATCTGCGACTTCTTCGGTGACGACTTGCTCGCCACCATCAACGCGCAGTTCAGCGGCAAGTCCATCGCAAACGATCCCGTCCAGGGTCAGCGCGCGCCGGGCCCGACCGTCGTGACGCCCATCATCCTGAAGGGCGCCATCTTCACGCGGCTCGACCAGTACGACTCGAACGACCTGCTCCAGAACGTGAGCGTCATCAAGGCGAACACGATCGTCCAGCGCGAGGCATCGCCGACAACGCGGCTCTCGGCACGCATACCGCTGCAACCCGTAGACAACGCTGAACAATTCGCTCTGGCGGTCGACCAGGTAGCGTGATTTGTGTGTCGAACTGCGAACCTATGTGGCTCGCAGTTCGGCAACAAACGCCCCAAAAGCCTCTGCATCGTAATCGCTGCGACCACGGTTCGCGAACTGACACGCAAGCACAATGTTTCCGTGAACGTAGCCGGCGGAGCAGTCCAGGCGGTCAACGGATGGTCGACGTGGATCACGAATGACAGCAGACGGAACGAGCGGTACCCCAAGCCAGTAACAGCGAGACGGTCCTTGTTCGCACGCGTGGCTGCATTCGTAAGCAGCGTTGAGCACGACTTGCACTCACTTCGGAGCGAGGGCCGACGCCCCTTTTGCTTCAGCGCATAGAAGCAGCTCGGAGCCTTGCAGGCTCCACAGCGACTGCACGTCATCACATACCAGTCTAGCAGCTGGTCACATAGGCAAGGAGCCTAAATTGAGCAACCCTCAGCTATACTCGTTGGCCTACGTAACAGTGGAAGGCGCCCTCCTCACCGAGGAAGCGTCCGTTCAGGTGACGCGCGCGACGAACTCGCAGGCCGTCAACACCGTCGCCAAGGGCTACGCGGGCGAGTCTCCCGGCGCGTCGTCGATCGAAATCCAGGTCACCAACGCGGTGCCTGCTGCCGACTTCGAGCTCAACGCCGGTCGCTTCATGGCCTCGATGAAGTCCGTCGAGATCGGAGTGGTCGCCGCCGGCAAGCAGCTCAAGGCCGTGGGTTTCATCATCCACGACTCGTTCAAGCACTCGGTCAACTCCGAGTCGAACTATGACTTCACCTTCCGCGGCGGGTTCCAGGACTTCGAGTCGTGAGCCTCGCCGCCGTGCCGCCCGTGGAGCTCGAGCCGTCCGAGCTCTGGCTGGCGCTCACCACGCTGCCTCGCCCGAGCCGCGTCGTGCCGTTCCCGCGCGTCATCCCCGGCTCGACGGAGCCGGTCGGCGAGCTGCGCATGTGGCCGCTCACGCAGGAGGAGCAGATGGCCTCCAACGCGGAGGCCGATCGGTGGACCAAGAAGCTGCTGAAGGACCCGCAGCAGAAGGACCAGGCGAACCTCGGCTACCACCACACCTACGCCAACGAGGTGGCCATCCAGGTGCTGTGGCGCGCATGCCGCAACGCCAAGGACGTCACTCGTGCGGCGTTCCCATCGCCCAACGCGATGCGCGCGGCGCTGTCGACCGACGAGGTAGGTGTGCTGTTCGCGAACTACACGACGCTCCAGCAGGAGATCGGTCCGATCGTCGCGTACATGACGGCCGAGGAGCAGGAGGGCTTCATCCTCCGTCTGCACGCGGGAGGGTCAGCGTTCCCTTTCGATTCGCTCTCCTGGGAGCAACAGCGGACCCTGGTGAGTGGTACGGCGTCCCGTCTGGTCAGCTGCTGGATGGCCATGTGCTCTGTTGGGTTGCCGCTCGACGTGACAGCCTCCGCGGCCGACCAAATTCAGGCGATGGTCCAGGCGGAGGCCGACGCGGCCCCGCAGGCGCCCCAGGAGGCCCTTCCGGGGGACCAGGCGGCAGCGATGCCGGCTGACGAGCAAAACGCAGCGTCCGAGGCGCCCAGCGCCAGCTAGCCGAGGTTCTCCGTGGCCAACCCCGTCGTAATCGACTTCATCGTCCGCGGGATGCCCGACATCCAGCGCGCGATGCGTGGCGTCGAGCAGGCGGTCGCGGCCTCGGAGCGTGCCTCCGCGCGCGCCGCCGCGCAGGGCGCCAAGCAGCGCGTCGCCGAGGCCAACGCCGAGGCCAAGGCCAAGGTCGCGGCCATGCTGAAGGCCGACCGCTGGCACCAGCAGGCGCTCGACAAAGGTGCAGCGTACGCGGCGCGCGTCATCAGCAAAGAGGTCAAGGCGCGCGAAGCCGCGGCGCGGCAGACCATCCAGATCGAAGAGCGGGCGGCGCGTGAGATCGCACGCATCAAGGACCGCGCGGCCAAGGACGCCGAACGCTCCATGGCGCGCATGGAGGCCTCGCAGAACCGCGATGCCGCGAAGTGGGTGCACCGCGAGGAGCGGAAGCGCTTCATCCAAGAGCGCGATGAGATGCGCAACCGACGCGCCTTCGCGGGCGCGGTCGCGGGCGCCGCCGCGCAAGGCGTGAACGCGGGCGCGCATCGCGTCGCCGGCGTGACGATGGGCGTGGCCAACATGGTCGGCCAGCTCGGTGGCGGCTTCAGCGTCTCCGACAGCGTCGCGCGCAACGCGCACAACGCGGGCGAGACCGCCGACCTGCTCAACTCCGGCATCAACCCGTTCTCCGCCAACAAGGTCAACTCCAAGCGTCGCGACCGCGGCGAGGTGGAGGGCGTGCTCGACAGCGCGACCACGCAGTACGGAATCAGCCGCGAGTCCGCGATCGGTGGCGTGCGGCAGTTCACCAAGAGCACCGGCGACCTCGACACCGGGCTCAAGATGGTTCCGAAGATCGCCGAGCTCTCGCGCGCGACCGGCACCGACTTCAACGCGATGGCAGGTGCGGCCGGCAAGGTCGCCCTCGCCTTCGACAACATCACCGACTCTGGCGAGAAGGCCGAGAAGGTCATGAGCGTCCTGCGCACGGTCGCAGGGCAAGGCAAGGCGGGCTCCGTCGAGGTCAGCGACATGGCTGTCCAGATGGGTAAGCTCGTCGCGACGTCAGGGAAGTTCGAAGGCGACAACGTCGAGAACCTCTCGAAGATGGGAATGCTCTCCCAGTTCGCGGCGGGCGGCGGCGGCGCGTGGAACGCGAGCTCCGCGGCCACGTCGGTCACGTCATTCGGTCAGGTGTTCTCGAAGCCCGCGCGCCAGAAGGCCTTCGAAGCCGCAGGCGTCGACATCTTCGCCGACAAGGGGCACACGAAGCTCCGCGCGCCAGAGCAGATCATCGCCGACTCGTTCGAAAAGACGAAGGGCGATCAGGGCAAGGTGAGCGCGCTCTTCGGCTCCGCCATGGCTCAGCGCGCCATCGGCAAGTTCGCCGGCTACTACCAAGGTGGCTACACCAACGCGAGCGGACAGCAGCTCACCGGCAAGGAGGCCGTGCTCGGCGCCGCCAAGGAGATGACCGGCACGCAGATGTCGAAGTCCGACGTGACGGAGGCCGCCCAGAACCGCATGGGCGAGCTCGACGCCAAGATGGCCGTCATGCAGGAAAACTTCGACAAGGCCGTGCGCGAGAAGGTCATCCCTGCGCTGATGAAGCTCGTGCCCGAGTTCGAGCGGCTCGTGCCCATGCTCGTGGATCTCAACGCGCAGGCCATCCCGGCGTTCGTCGACCTCATCAAGACGGTCGCGGACTTCGCCGACAAGAACAAGGACCTGATCCGAGACATCGCCGCGCACCCCATCGGCGCCATCATGGCCCTCGAGGTGAGCAAGAGCGTCGGTGGAGCGCTGCTCGGTCAGGGCATCAAGGCCATCATCGAGCGCTCCTTCGGCGACGCGGCGATGGGCAACATCTTCAGCAAGGTCCTCTCGTCGCAGATGGGTCAGGCCGGGCTCATCGTCGGTGCCGCCACGATGGCCATCACGACCGGCATCATCGCGATCGACAACGAGTACAAGAAGGAAGACGCGACGCGCGATGCGGGCCGGCAGGACGCCATCGAGGCCGCCAGCCTCACTAGGCGGATGCAGAACGGCACCGCCACCGACGAGGACCGCGCCAAGGCAAAGGGGCTCGTCACGAAGCTCGGCGCCGACCAGAAAGCCGTCGCGGACAACTACAACGACGCCGGCACGTGGAAGAAGATGGGCCGCGCGGCGGCTGGCATCGTCGCGCCAGAGGCGGCAGCGGAAGCCGAGAAGCTCGAGCAGCAGCAAACCCAGGCACAGCTCAAGATGCTCTCCGACACGATGAAGCAGCTGAACGCTGCCATCTCCGCCAACACGGCAGCGCAAGGCGGCAAGGACAAGCCCGGAAGCGGGCCGGCAGGCGGAGCGCGCACGAAGAACCTGGCCGAACGAAACTGAGGCACGAGCATGGCGAAGACGAAGAACAAGGAGCCGAT